TCACCTGTCTTCCTGCTGAACATCAGGCTTCGCCAGTTCATCTCGAAGTTCGCGGATAGTGGGATGCAACTTCAGACTGGGAATCTGTTCACAGATTTGACCGTACTCCCTCCGGCGCTTCTCCAATACCTCTCGGACAGCCAGGGCGTCTTCGTCCTTGATCTTCGGCAGAATCGCATTGAAGGAATCCATCGCTGCGAAGCGGTGCAGTCTGACCGCGGCCATAAGCATCGCTTCCACGGCCATCGCCCGTAGTTCCGGCGGCGCGCCGGAAGCATGGAAGACGGCCCGCATTTTGCTGACGACATGTTCCGCGTAGTTGAATGGTTCGTTCCCGACTCGCTCATCTATGGCAACCTTGGTCGCCAGGACGATCGCGCCGCCGTCCACCGGCGACGTGTGCCCGCCTGTAGTTTCGCAAAGGTTGATGCACGTAAGGTCCGTCGCCCCGGACTTCTCCGACCAGGCCCCGCTGCTCCAAACCTGTTCGCGGCCGGTGTAGACCCCGCCGCTCCCGCCGGACAGCAACACGGGGATTGTGGTGGACCCGCCAGCCCCGCCCATCGTGAACACATATTGCACGTTGCCGCCCGCGTCGATGAGCGCGTGCAACTTCACGATGGCCCCGGCGCTGAGGGTGTGGGTGTTGGCGATAAACTCGGCCAGGTTCGTGGCCGTCAGAATCAAGGGCGGCGGCGGGGTCCAGGATGCGTCGGCGAATGTCAGCGGCGTCGCCCCGGTGGAGTCGTTTGAACTGCAATTCTCGATCTGCACCCAATACTGAGCCGTGGAATAATCCGGGGCGCTGCCGGGGCCGGCGGCGACGATCTTGCCGATGATGCCCGACAACGCCGGAATGACCGCCCCCAGCGTGTTGCCGTCCCGCCAAAGCGGGGGCTGGATAACCAGTAACGCCACGCGCTGAAGTTCCTGCACCGCCCTGGTGAGGGAAGCGATCCGCTCCGTGGTAAGCTGGTCGCCCGATCCGAAATCTTTGACGGTTTCCATGTCGTCCCTACGTCAGCAGCGAGGCCATAGCGACCGACGCGAATTGCGGGACGGCCAGCGTGTCCCATGCGCCCTTCGTCTCGTTCCAAAAGTGGTTCCAGGTGATCGTCACGCCGCCGACCGTCAGGACGCGGACCTTGAAGGAAAGCTCCACGTCGTTGGTCATCGTGCCGTCCTCAAGCTGCCGGGGGCTGGAGGTCGCGCCCTCAAACAGCACGGTCCCGGCAGGCGCCCCGTCGAACGTGTCGGAATTTACGCAGCCGCTGTAAGAGGCCCAAGTAACTGCCGTCACGCTGGTACGAGTGCCGTAGGCAACCACGTCGATGACGGGCACTTTCTTGACCGGGAGGATCGCGGTGTTGTTCACATTCGATCCGTCGGCCCATTTCAAGGGGGCCGTGGCAGTCAGCGGCGTGTGAATCGTGAAGCTCTCCGATCCGGCCCGGCGCTTGAGTCGGAAGACGCTGTTCGGGACCAGGAGGGCCAGCTTCCACGCGGGCATACAGTGGACGGATATGATCCCCTGTTTGGAGTTCGGGTCGTCGCCCAGGTAATCCACGCTCACCGAATCGCATTGGAGCGTCATGTCGTGCGCGTCATAGGCGCGGAGGTAGGACAGCTTGACGGCCAGCATATCCGACCAATCGCCGGTCCAAGGGGTCAAGAAGCGGTAGGTGCTCCCGGAGTTGCCGGTGATTGTCGTCTGCGCCTTGTAGTCCATGAACTGCACGGTCATAAAACGCCATTCCTATCCGGCCAGCTTCAAGCCGCCCGTCAGCAGGGCCCGGATGTCCTTGGCCATCTGGTTGGTCACTTTCAAAGTTTCCTCGGCGGTATCCTGCGGATTGAGAAGCTCCGTCTGGATCGCCTTCCACCGCGATTCGCCCGAGTTGAAGAACTGGCCGGCCGGACCCTGCATCGCTCGCCATTCGCGGGTGAGTTCCTTCGCTTCGTCGGCCTTCGTGTACCCGCCGTGCCCGACCTTGGCGTCCAGTTCTGCCTTGTGCTTCAAGTAGCTCTCGTAGGGGTGAAGGGCCAGGTGCGCGGCCCGCCCCGATTGGTCCTGCTCGGCCTCAAAGATTTTCCTCTGCGCGGCTACGCGGGCCTTGGCCTGGTCCTCGGTCTTGCCCGCCGCTATCGCGTCATCGTGAATCTGCTGCTCGCGGATTTGCTCCCTTTCGGCAGCGGTCGTGGCGCCCGCTTCCTTCGCGGCATAGGAGGCGTTTCGGAGATAATCCCTTTCCTGCCGGGCGTCCATTTCCTTGGCCTTGGCCTTATCCGCTTCATACTTCCGGGTGATTGCCGCGATATCGTCAGCGTTGCCCTTGGCCAGCCGCACCTTTTCGGTGTAGGACTCTTTCAGGAGGTCCAGTTCCATCGTCAGCCCGCGCTCGGTGGTTTCGATGACGGTGGAGCGCGTCGAAGAATCGACGGCCGCGAGTTCGTCGTTGTGTTGGCGTGTGAGGGCGTATTCCTCCAGCCGGTACTTGCTCTTGATGTTGGCCCGGCCCTGCTCGGTGCCCTCGAACATATCCAGTTCGTTGTCCCGCTGCTCGTGCAGGAGGCCGATCTGGGCCTTGAAGCCCCGGTCGTACTGGACCATCGACTTGGCGCGGTTCTCCAGGTATCCCGCCCGGTCCTGGCGTTTCTGCTCGTTCTCAAACCCTTCCATCTTCAGCGCCGCGATCTTCTTCTCGGCCTCGACCTCAGCGTCACGGCGCTGTTGCTCTTCCACTTTCCGCTCATGGGGCGCGTTGCCTTTGTCCAGGTCGTGCATCCGATCTTCATAGCGATACTTGCTGGCCCTGGCCTCGTTGTCGGATTGGAGCTTGATTTCCGCCCACTGCCGGTAGTAGCCCTGCGGCAAGGTCCCAAGGCTGGCCGACGAAATCTTCGCCTGGTTGTTTTCCGCCTCGCGCTGAATCGCCAGCTTGACGCCGCGCTCCGCCTCCTGGCGGTGCTCCCCGGCCTCGGCCTGGAGCACGTTGGCCCGCCTTTTGGCCTCCCGCGCATCGGCGTCGCCGGTCGTTTCATAGGTATCTTGTTCACCCAGCCAATCAATCGACTTTCGGGCACCCCATTCTCCCACGCCTTCCAACCAACCGCGCTTCTTGACCTGGGCCTCGTGCTCGTCCAGTATGTCCTGGGCCTTTTCGTCCAGTTCCAGGGCGCGGGCGGCGTGCTGAGCGCCCGAGGCGGTGTTCTGCCGGTCCACCAGCTTGTCCCACCACGCCTTGCTCTCGCGGAGTTCTTTGTTGTACCTGATCTGCGAATCGACCAGCCGATCCGCCCGCGCCTTGGCTTCGTGGTAGGCCGACGCGATCATCATGGCCCCGCCCAGCGCCACGCCGGCGACCCCGCCGACCATGAGTCCCATGCCGACGGCAGCGCCGATCTCCCCGCCCTCGGAACCCATCATCGCGCCCGCCGCGTATTTCCCGGCGTGGACGATCTTCCGCCCGGTCAAGCCGTGGCCGAACAGTTTCCCGCCGCCGCCTTCGCCGCCGCCAGCCATGACCTGCGCGGCCTCGGCGTTGTATGTCTTGGTCAGGAGCGATTGGATTCTCTCGTTGCCGGCGTAAAGCTCCCGCTGGACCGCAAGCCGCTCCTGCATGTCGCGGATGAGAACTTCTTCGTGGGTGTGTGTGGCTTGGAAAAGCCGCTCCTCCAGTTGTGTCTGCGCCACCGTCGCCTGGGCCTGCTTCTGGTCCAACTGGAGACGGGCGAGCTTCCCTTCCATCTGCTTGAGCGCGGGGAGGTTGGCCCCCGACGAATTCATGTACTTGTCGATCTGCTTCTGGTAGTCCCGGACGGCGCGCGCCGCCTCCGCGTTGGCCTGCTTCGCCCCGTTGAGCATCTTCCGATAGCCATTGGAAACGGTGGACGCCCCGGAGTCAAAGGCCCCGGTGTCCATCGACGCGACCATTCGCAAAGACCTTGTGGCCATGAACCGCTCCTATGCCGTCGCCGGGGGTTTCTCGCCCTCGGGTGCGAGCACCGGGTTCCCGGTGTCGTCCACCTCGACGGCCAGTTTCGACTGGACCATCTTGCGGCCCTGGTCGTCCGGGACGGCAACAACGTCGCCGGGGTTATATATCCCGGCGTCAGAGACCATCTTTTCCGAAAGCTTGACTCTCATTTCCGTTTCCTGCGGGCGTTGAACGCCTCCCATTGGACGATGACCTGTTCGGCGCTCTTGCGGCGGGCAAGCTCCCAGAAGGGCTTATGCACAAGGTCGCCGGCCGCAACCCTGCCCTGACTGAGGATCATGCCCAGCCGCGCGAACCGCCAGTCGTCCATCTCAGGGCCCAGGCCGAAAAGCTCGATGAACGCCTGCCATTCGGCCATCTGGCCGGGCGACAACTCCGCGACCATCGCGTCAACGTCGGGCCGGCCCGCCTGCCACGCCAGCCGCATCGCCGCAAGGCGGCGCGGCCGGCTCAGGAGTTTTTTGCGACGACCTCAAGGTCCGGCTCGTTGAGCTTCTTGGCCTCGGTGAAGATCCGATCCAGCAGGGAGAACGGAAGGTCGGACACCGTGGCCTGGTCGCTCGGGGCAAAGAGCCGGTTGCCTTGCGCATCGCAGGCGCACGCCAGCACCCACCGGACCACCTGGCCGGCCGTCTGGTAGCGGAAGACGCCGCTCTCGTCCTTCTCAAAATGGGAGCGCTCCAGCGCCTCGCCGGACGGCCCGTCCAGTTGCCGGACGAGGATCGTCCGACCGGGGCCGAGTTCCGGCGCGGGCACGACCGTCATGTTGGGGTTGGCCTTGGCCTTCAATGCCGCCGCCAGAATGTCCTCGCGGGTTGCCGCCGTGTCAGGGATCGATTCCATTGCCGTCGCCTTTCTGTTTGTCTGTTTTCGCGACCAGGGGGCTTGCCGTGTTGCCCGCCGTTGCCTGGCGAAGATTGACGAGTAGGTCCACCTGGCCCTTGGTGTAGCTCACGTCGCCGCGGATGAGCAGCAGCACGCCGACGATACCGCCGGCCGCGGCCAGGGCCACGCTGCCCAGGATGCAGACGATCCGCCAGCGGGCCTTCTGGCAGGCTTTCAGGCCGTCGATCATTTCCTTTGTCATGTCAGTTCCCGTCCCGGCCTTTTTCGCTAGGCGATGGCCGTGTCGCCGTCCACGCTGAAGGTGAACTCGTACTCCATGATGCCCGAATCGTTGATCGCCTGTTCCGACAGGTTCGACAGGAAGCCGTTGCCCGAAAACAGGCCAACCGCGGCAGCCGCGTCCTGGGCCAGCGTCAGCACGATCGTGCCCGCCACGCCCAACTGTCCCTGAAGGTACAGGTAATCCGCCTTGAGGTAGCGGGCCTTGCCCTTGATCTGCTGGGCGAGCTTGCTGCCGGGCGCGACGATTTCCACGCCCGCCTTGGCGCCTGAGCCGATCTTGGCCTTCAGTTCGCTGACCGCCGCGGGCGGCGGGGTGATTTCGGTGATGGCGTCGATGATCGTGGTAGCGCCGCCGGCGGGCGTGAAATTGAGCGAGTAACCGTACCCGGCCACGCCCCGGTAGTTAGTGACGGGAACGAGGTTGAACTGCGCCGAGTTCACCGTGTTGCTCGTGCCCGTGTCCGTGGACACAAGGACATAGTAATAGGTCGTTCCAGGCGTCAAAGGCCCGGCGTCGGCCAGGGTCAGCGACGTAGCCCCGGCCAGCGCGTCGCCGCTGCCGGGCGTGAAGCCGCTCACCGTGGACCGATGCCACTGGTAGGTGTAGGGGCCGGTGCCGCCGGTTGCCGCGGTTGCGCCGAGGTTGGCCGTCGTTCCGATGCGGCTCACGCCGTAAATGATTCCAGATGTCAACATGCTTTGCTCTCCTAAAGGTTGGTTTCGACGGCATCCCAAAAGCTGTTTTCGATCTTCTCTGCCGCGCCTTCCACCTGCGCGTCGAACACGGCGCGAAGGAACGAGTGGGCGGGAACTTTCTCTTCCGCGCGGCCGCCCGCGACCCGGTGCCCGAACTCAACCATAATCCCGTAGTACACGCGGTACTGGCGGCTCGGTTTGCCGGCGGCGACGGGCCGGTGCTTCGTCGCCTCGAACTTCCGGGCCGTGGCCGCGGAATCCACATAGACGGAGTACCGCCCGGACCTGTCGCCCTTGCCCATTGTCAGGCGCAGGCCGCCGGCCAGCAGGCCGGTTTTACTGTTGATTCTGGAGCGCATCGCCGGGACCATCGGGCCGACACCCTCGGCCAGGACGCCGCGGACGACCTTCCCGGCCACGCCCTTGGAGAGGTTCTGGAGCCTTTCGGCCAGCATCTCGCCGTCGATAATCTGTAGGATCATGAGGGCACCGTGAATTTCCAGGTCTGGACGCCGACGAAGGTGTTCTTTTCCAACAAGGCCCGCTGCGAGTAGGCTGGGGAGGCGTCAATCGGGCCAAGAATGCACCCGCGGCCGTCCGGCAGGACCACCGCCAGGGGCTTGAAGTATTCCGCCAGTTGCTCCTGAAGCAGTAGCAGGGACGCGACCAGGGCTTCCGCCGCGTCGCCGACGCCGACGCGCTGCTGGACCAGGATGTCGATGTCGTAATGGCCGTCGTATTGGGGCGTCCGACCGCCGCCAGTCCGCTCCTGCTCGTATCCGATGGGGATCACGCCCACGGTGAGCGTTTCGCCGATCTTCGACAGGTCGATGATGGGCAGGGCAGTCCGCGCGGCGGTGAAGGGCACGATGAACGGCGACGCCCAGCCGACAGGCAAGGGCGCAGGCGCCGCCTGTGCCGAGTTAAGGCTTTCGGCTATCGAATCGGCCAGGCTGGTTAGTGTGGCAAGGTGCATGGCGACTTTCTCACGCTCCAGCCACAGGCGGCTCTGCGAGAACCGCCGCGATCATGTCCACGAACGTCTGCTTGTCGGACTGCAACTGCGTAATCGAGGCGTCATAGTCGGCCAGGTTGGAGGCGCGATCCGCCACGGTGAGCACCTGGACGACAACGCCGTCCTGATTCAGGAACGTCAGGTCGCCCGCCGTGTTGTGCTGGACTGTAATGTCTCCGATCTGCATGGTTCACCCGTTGTAAATGAGGCTTCGCACGGGGCGAAGGTAGGTGGTGTTCGTGCCGCCCTGCACCGACATCATGGCGGGGAGATTGGCGCTCGTTCCGCTGATCTGGAGCGCAAACATCTTTGTCGTGGCAAACCGGGGCACGGTGCCGCTGATGAAACTCCCGCCGGTGGGAACGGAAAACGTCGAACCGCCCGGATTCACGTGATACGGGGCGCTGCTGGCCGAGTAGTCGAAGAGGGTCAGAAGTTCGCTGATATTCGGCACGCGCCAACCGAGCGGATTTGTGGAGGACCAGGGGCCAATCCCGCCGTAAGTCAGGCCAACACACGCGGCCAGGGCATAGCTGAACCCCACGCCCATGCCGTTCGTCCAACTTCCCGGCGTCAGCCAGAACGGGGTTTGGCTCAGTTGCACGGTGTTGCCCACCAGCCCGCCGCACGTGCCGCCCATCGGGGTGTTGTTCACATTGGAGATCGTCAGCGTCCCGCTGGTGCTGGCGGGAACGGAACTGGTCGTCATGTAGACCGTCAGGAGGCCGCCCTGGAGCAATTGCGCCATGCTGCCGTTCATGCCGTTGTAATAGGCGACGCGATTGGGCGATGTCATCGCGGCGTCTTTGAACAGTTCGATGTTGCCGGTAGTGCCGGTGTTGGTCCACTTCCAGTAGAGTTTGCCGCCATCTGTCTGCGCGATCGGAACGACGCCGAATTGCCAGGTGAACCCCTGTGGATTGCTGTCCGTGCAATAGGCGGGCGTGTTCTGCGCGAAACAATACTGGTTGTAACCGCCGGGGAAGCACGTCACGTAATCGCCTGCCGAGTAAACGGTCGTCGAGTTGTATTCGCCCCTGCTGGCGAAGGTGGGGATATTGGCCGGATCGCCGAAGGGAATCAGCTTGGTGGGGTCCTTGACCCATTGCAGCATCGTGTACAGATCCGTCACCAGGTTGCCGCTGACGATGAACCGCGTGGGGCCGCGATAGAACCCGGCCATAATCGAACCGTCGTCGCCCGCTGACACAGGGACGTTCTGGCCCGTCTTGGCCGGGATGCACATCTGCGGGATGTATCCTGTGCCATTATTCATTACTGGTGCTCCACCACCACCTACCGGGTGTACGGTCATTGTTATCCTGCCACCGTCGCGTAGGCGGTGATCGTGCCGGTCCCCGACGCCACGGACGCTTGCACCCGCACGGAGGCGGCGGCGTTGATGCGAATGTGCATGTGCGCCTGTGCCCCGGCGGCCAGGGTCTGCGGGATAACCGTTGTGCAAAACAGGACGTTCGGGTTCACCAGCGATTGAAAGTCACTGTCGCTGAGGTAGTCGTACCAATCGCCCGAAACATGGTCCCGCAACTGGACCTTAAAGTGATTCATCGCCGCGTTGTTCGGGGAGATTCCGACGTTGCTGACCTCGATATTGAGCAAGGAACCGGCGTAGAGGCCGTCCATCTCGACCAGCGTGACGTAGCCGCCAGTGACCGCGACCCCGGCCGCGGTGACGGACTGGCGGGGAATGCCGGCGATTTCGACCAGCAGCGCCCCCGTCTGCGCGTCGAACAGAAAATCCGCCGACTGGACCGTGCCTTTTTTGTACGCTGCCGTCATGTCTGCACCTGTTTCGTATGGACCCGGATGCTGTTGCGGTAAGGGTCGCTCCATCGCCAGCAAGGCTCCTTGCCCGGCGACATCAACTCGTAAACGAACGTTCCTGCGGCCGTGGTTTCGGTTATGCGGTCGCCCGGCTGGGGCTGGACCACAAAGCCGCCCAGAACAAGATCGCTGGCCGTAATCAGGTAGTCCCGGCTGATGAACTGCTCCATCACGCCGTAGCCGTTCTCGATCTGGAACGGGGTCGATCCCGGCGTGGCGGCAAGCCGCACCGTCAGGGCGGTAGCGCCGGGGCGGCTGTAATCCACCACGGTCGTCATGTTGGCTTCCCGCTGGCGGGTGAGCCAATCACAGGCTTGTCCGAGCAGATCGACCACGGAAAACTCCTGTCACTGGTGCAGCTTCACCAGCACGTTGGTGTCGGCGTCGGCCGGGGCTGCCTGCTGGGCGATCCAGCCAAGGTAGGTGTAGGGCACCGGAGGCGTGGCGCCATTGTTGGCCGTAGCGGTCACGATGCCGTCGGTCGCGTCCCAATACACGTCCGTGCCAAACGCCAACGCAGCGCCAGAACCGGCCCCGGTCGCCTTGGGCATGGCGTACACGCCCTTGACGTGGACCTCGCCCAGCGTGTTCGCTGGGATGTCCAACTTGGTGATGCCGATGTGCGTGCCGATGACGACCACCGTGCCGGCCGCGGTGAACGCGGACGGCGTGTAGGGGATGATCCCTTCGTCAATGACGAACGGCGCTTGGAACCCTGCCATATTCGGATAACTCATTGTCTTGCTCCTGTCTGTTGGTTTGCGTTAGGCCGCGTCGCCCTTGGAATAGGCCGCGCCGCGGAAGTCTTGCAGTCCCACGCCCCAGTCAAGGAACGCGCGGAACCGGATGCCCAGGATTTCAAAGTTCGGCTCGCCGCGTTCGATGGTCGGCTGCTCGATCCCGTTGAGGAATCCGACCTCGATGGCCGGAAGCAGCATCGGGTCGGCGAACAGGTAGTAGGCCGTCGCCAGGGCGTTGGCGTTGAACGTGGTGTTGCTTAGGTACTGGCTGGAAACGACCTCGAACAGGTCGCCCAGCACGTTGTACGACGGCGTGACCGTGCTCTTGCTGCCGGTGGTCGCAATGGAGGCGATCAGCGGGGTCTGCTTCATAAGCTGGATCGCGGCCAGCTTCAGTTGCGTCGGGACAAACAGAATCTTCGGCTCGACGTTGAGCGGCCTGCCGTTGGGCTTGGTCTGGAGCAGGAACTGGTTGTACAGGCCGGACACGCCCGCGAAGCCGAACTGAGTGCCCGAGCCGGACAGGTAGTTCTTGTTGGTGGTGGAGAAGAACGCCACGGGCGTCTGCGGCGGATTGGCCTGCGCGTCCTGGACGGTTGCCGGGTTGTTGAGCAGCGGCGTGTAGACCGTCTCAGCAACGCCCTCACCGGCACCGATGCCGAAACGCGCCGGGACATCGGCGAAGGCCGACATGTCGTCATTGACGATCATCGTCCGCGAGAGCGTCAGGATCGCGCCCTCGGTCCCGGCCTGAATCTGGTACGCCTGCTCGCCCAACTGGACGTTCTGAAGTTGCCCGTCCGGGCCGACCGGCTTGAACTTGAAGTCCTCCGTCATCCTGTACCGGAAGTGAGGCTTGAAGTCGTTCAGCACGCCCTTCTTGCAGATCTTCTGCCAGGCCTGGTCCACGCCGTTGTACCGGTCCAGCATGACCTTGTTGGCGATGTTGGACAGGATGCCCGGCAGCGACACGGTGCTGAACGCCGCGCGGATGTAGTCGTTGGGGCCGGTGGACCAGGGCGGCAAGGGCCTACCCTCGGCGCTGGCGCACAGGGCGAAGAACTCACGGATGCCCATCGCGCGGTGCTTATGGGCAATGTCCATCGCCTTCTCGCCGTATGCCTTGACCATCGTAGCGTCGTCGCGCACGCCGGAGGCCACAAGGCCGCAAGCCTCGATAGTCCTGGCGTCGGAGACGCCCTCGTGGACGATCACGGCCGGGGCGCTGGGGCGGCTGGCCCGGAGGTCGGCAAGCTGAATCTCCGTGCCGATCCGCTCGGCGTCCCATCCCTTCTCGATGGCGCTGGCGGCGATTCCGGGGTGCTTGCCGCAGAGCTTGTCGATTTCGGCGAGGCGCCTGTACTGGGCGGCAGCCGTGGCCATGACCTGATTGGGGTCCGGGGCTGTGGCCGCGGACGCCTCAATCTTGGCCGGGGCGGTGGTAGTGGTTTCAGTGGCGGTGTCTGGCATGATTTTCTCCTTGGCTGGCGCAGCGTTCTTTGCGCTGGCCGCGATGGTTGTTGACGACGAAGTGTCTGCGCCCAGCGCGGTCACTGAGACCTCGCCCAGGGCGAATTTCCTTGCGACGATGATCGGCCCCGGATGGTCAGCGCCGTTGACGTTGACCTTGGAGCCCTCGGGCACGTACTGGCGCTCCAGCACCCGCCCGCCGATGGACGCCTGCCACGGGAAGCCGTTCCTGCTGTTCGCGACGACCTCCCTGGCCGCGGCGCCTGTGCCGGAAACGACGCCGGCGATGTCGATGGCTTTGCCCACCTTGACCGAATCGGTATGGCCCACCACGTCGGCATATTGGTGGTCCTTCAGCACGGGCATGTTCTGGGAGTGGTGCTGGACGCCCTGCAAATCGACCACCACGGGCAGGCCCCAGTTGGCAAGGCACATCGGCCCGCCGTTGTATGCGTTGATGTCGAACCGCGGCAACTTCTTCCCGCCGCTGTCATCGGCGGATGCGGTGAGGTTGAGCGGTGCTACGAACGAAAGCTCGCCGTCCGTCGGCGCGGAGGCTTCAAGATCGTTGCTGGCCGCGGAATTGGCCTCGCCCGGCGTCGCCAGCGCCTTGCGGTGCGCCTCCAGATGATTGACGACCTCCGCGCCGGCGTCTTTGGCCGCCGACAATGCCGCGTCCAGGCCGCCCTTGTGCAAGTACATCCGGCCGTAGGTGAACCGGCCCGTATCGTCCGGGTCCTTGCCGTCCTTGATCCAGTGGTGCGGGAATTTCCAGGTCGGGGACTTGCCCTCGTCGCCCGTGTCGGCGAACGCCTCACGCGGCAGCTTGGTCTTATCGACATCCGCCCACTGAGGCTCGTCGTTGGCCGTCACCGAGTTATGCGCGAAGCTCATTCCTCGTCCTCGTCCTTGTTGGGGGCGTCATCGACCTCGGGCGCGGGAGCGCCGCCGGGAGTGACCGGAGTGGCCACAGGCAAAACGCCCGGCCCCAGGTTGGCCGGAATCCCGAGCGATGCGCAGTAGGCGATTTCTTTGGCGCGTTGAGCGACGCCGACCTTCCAATCCAGGCCCTTCTTGCCCCATTCCTCCGCGAGGTTCGTGGTGTAGTCGCCGAGCTTGACCGCCTGGGCGTTGGCCTCCTTCGCCGGATCGACGTGCTCGTGGTTGTCCCAGAACCACTGGTGAGGCCGGTCGGGGAGCGCCCGGGCCGCGATCGGAAGGTAGTCGCTGACTAAAATGGCCTCGGCGAACCACGCCTCAAAGATGCGGTCGAGTACCAGTTCCTCGCACTCCAACTGGTCGATGCGGACCATGCGGAAATAGGTCTGGTGGTCCAGCCGCCCGGAGGCGTAATTGTAATTGCTGCTGTCGCCGGCGGCGATGTTGTATGGAACGTTCAAACATCGCGCGATCTCCCGGATCAATTCACGCTTGAACATTTCGTAGGTGGTCGAGGGGTGTTTCGGATCGGTCTGGCCCAGCGTCCAGCCTTCCGGCAGGGTTGTGGCCATGTTCCGCGACAGTTCAAAGCTGTCCATCGGCACGACCGGGCACGCGCCGTTGGCCGGGGCGTTCGTCTGGATCGTCAGGGCGAAGTTGGCCGCCGATTCTGCCGCGTCCAGCGTCGCCAGCGTGAGGCGGCGGCCCTGCGCGTAGAGCGGCAAGGCGGGGGTGATTTCGGGGATGCCGCGATGCTGGCCGGGCCGGTCGGCGCGGAACCAGTGGATGACCGACACGGCGGGGTAGATATCATATTCCCACGGGAACCCGACGGTGCCGGTCCAGTAGGAATAGTTGCCGGGATGCACCCGCAGGACGTGGTAACTCTCCGGGTTGCCGTACGGGTCCAGCTTGATCCCGTCCACGCAGGGCACGCTGTAAAGGCTGATGTCGGTCGTGCGCACCTGGTCGGCCTCGATCAGCCGGATGTCGAACTTTACCGGATGGTCCAGCGTGGGGTTGTTCACCATCAGGCCGAAAGTCTCCCCGTCCTGGCACTTGCTCTTTCGCATGGTGCGGAGCTTCTGGGCCAGGTGGACTTTTCGGCACCATCCGCGCCAAGCCTGCTCGATGGCGTGGCCCAGTGTCTCGCTGTCCAGCATCATGTGCAGCCTGGGGCCGGTGCCGATCACGTCGTTGGCGATGGTTTGCACCAGGCCGCAGGCGTAACAATTATTGGCGACCTCGTAGCGGCTGCGCCTGCGAAGCACTTCCCGGACGCCGACATTCATCGCAGCATCCGCGGCCATGCCGTCGGCCATGAGCCAGTGACGACGGCTCTCCTCGGTGTACTGCGCCGCGTCGTAACGGGCGCGGATCATCTGAGGGCCGTTGATCCGCGACAGGGCCAGGGGCGAACCGCTGGCCAGCATCCGCATGGCCGCGCTGACCTCGCGATCCTCGTACTCTTCCTGCGCGGAAAGTTGTCGGGGCCGCACGGAGACGGGGACCGCCTTGGGCCTCGGCGGATCGGCCAAGGCTGCAAGGGCGCTTACGATGTTGTCCGTTGCCGAAGCCATCAAACCTCTCGATACCCGCGCGGGAAACCGTGGGGATAAACCGTGCCGGGCTGGACCATCCGCGCGATCCGCAGGCCGCCGAGAGGATGCTGGACCGCGGCGACGGCCGCGGCGTACTGGTCGGCCTTGATCTGGTCGGGAACGGAATGCTGTTCCGCCGTAACCCCGTCGCTGCCTGCCTTGCGGGGCGACAGTGCGTTGGTCGCAATCTGGCCCGAGTTGTCTGCCATAACAAAGCTCCCAAGCCCAAAAGAAAACGCCAGCCGGATCGTCGTGCACGATTCGACTGGCGTTTGCTTCGTCTCCGAAGGCTCGGTATGCCTACCGTTCCTTTGGGCTGTCTTTGGTTTTGCCGGGCACTGCCCGGTTCCTGCGGCTACTACTATAAACGGAAATCAAGGGCCAATAGCATGGAAAACTATGGGAAGAATCGAGAGCAAGTTACACTAATGTAATCATTTGCGTTTCGGAAGACATATAAGACCCCTTTACTCGTTTGCATGATTCTCCCCGTTATCGTTCTTATTAGGACAACATCATATAGTAACCGTTGCGTGACTTAGACTCACGAGACGCCGCGAATGATCTTTTGAGTGCATACGTTCCAAGCCAGCGTGGAAGCCAACGCCATCTAAATTCTCTTAGCCCAGATCTCCACGGAGCGGAAAATCTCTGCGCAACGCTCCGTCTTGACATGTCATCGGGTGCTATCGTGAGTCTTGGGCGTCTTGTCGGGTTCTTTGTCCGGTGCCGCCGCGCCGTCAACAGCTGAAATACTTGATGCGCCCGAATCGCCGCCAAGCCAGGTACGCACACGATTCTCCAAGTACGCCTGCATCCTAACGCGTAAATCTCGCACATGGCCAAGGATCTGGAGCAGCTCAACTAACACGAAGATTGCAATGCCGACCCCGATTGTGACTCCGACAATGCCGGCGTGCCATGGATGGCCCGTCATTAGGCCTAATGCACCGATGAGAAGGAGAATGCCTGTGGACCATTGAACGCCGTATGTTACGATCTCAGCACACCTCCTAGCTACTGCTCTGATACGCAGTTCTTTTTGTCGGATGTGCTCAGCCAGCGAGTGCTGTGCTGCTTCAGCCGCTGACAGCTCTGTTTCGTGGGCCTTCTTCAGCTCTTTCTCTTTGGCCCCGTAGGAAGCTTTTACGCGCTCTACGATATCATCAAGTGTGGTTGCATCAATATCTCTGGGATCCTCCGCCATTTCGGCCTCGATAAGCAGTTGGTCGGACATGCTCGATACGACGATCGCTGCGGCTTCGTCGGAGCTGATCCTGTGGGAGCTTTGCAGCGATTCGAGGTGTTGAAGGAAGCGACGCCACGTTTCGGGAGACGGGCGGAGTGCAGCCGCGCACATCGCCACCAGTTCGCGAATTTTGAAACCAGCACTGATTGCGGGTTTCTTCAGCCAAGCCAAGTTAGTCAGAGCCCTCGCGTGAACTACCGGTGGTATACTTGTTTCTTTCTCGTCCTCGGCCCACCAGAGCCGCGTATTCTGGACGAGGAGAACTGAGGAGGTCGCGAGTATCGCACGAGCGTCATCAAGGGTCGAAGACCGATGGCCCTTCCGCAGCGTAAGGACAGCGGCGGCGCAGTTTACATCGTGTATGACCCTCGGCAGTGTTTCATCCTTCGTATGCGGGTCCGCCAATCTCCTGGCCAATCTCTCCTCGCTTGCGGTGAACTCCGCGACATGTGAAGGGGTCTGCTGAATCGTGAAGCCGGCTGCCAGAATGTCTCTTTCCAGAAGCGCTGACATCTCTCGCATGTCGCTTGGGGTATACCGCTGGGTGAGAAAGTGTCGTGCCATCGCTGTCGGGCGCAGCCGCTGCCGGCCCTGTGTTGTTCCCAAGTTCGCTTCGTACGCCGCGAGGATACGCCTGATTTCGGCTATCGTATCGTCAAAGACGAAGCACCGCGCACCGCTGGCGTCTAGCAGCCCCAGCGTCTCGCGCATAAGAGCCGACATAGCGGTGCCATCGTAGCCTAGCGCCTGCCGAACCAGCGTGCTGTCGAAAGCTACCCGTAGGCCATTGAAATCATGCTTAATGGAGGCCAGTTCCGGCAAGAAAGCGGCATGGTAGAGGACCAGGCCTTCAAGTACCGCGCGAAGCACGGATTCAAGTCCTAGGTCGCTACCGATTACCTGTCTTAGGAAGTCTGCTATGATTATGTGGGCACGTTGTGCTGCTTCGGACCCTCCCTTGTTTTCTGGAATGCTCCCTAATAGGATCGCGACCTGTTCCTTCTCGAGAAACTGAAACAGCAAGTCGAGAGCGGCAGCTGGCGACGGAATGAGCAGCTTTCGCTTCTCGGCATGTTTCTGCAGGGCCTCTGCCAGCTTGGTCAGATCTCCCTCCACTTTAGCCTTCTCGGCCGCGAGGTTCGATGATGGGACAGGGCGACTCGGATTGCGCTTATACCGGCCATGCTCCCTGATAAGATATCCCTTTCTTGTGGCTCTCCTTAGCAGTGTTGCCACGGTTGCTTGCGGCATAGCAACCCCATGCGAAGCCGCGATGGCTTCCTGTATTTGCTCGGTAACGAAGCTTGCATCGCGGATCTGCGCGACGGCACTCGATACGAGAGGCTCAAAGATACCGAGATGGTCGCTCCCTTCATCTAGGCGCGCTTTTAGGAAGGCAACCGTTACCAACCCCCCAGCACTCACGTTCGGGATTTCCGTTCCCTGAATGGCCATAGTGAGACTCCTTCGCCCGCATCTCCCGAGTAATCCGACATTTCCACAATGATATGTCGCTGATGACCGTCATCAGCAGTTTTCATAATTTAACCGCGCATCGTCGTTTCCACAAGACTATTCCAGGTGCCAGACTATTCCAGGTGCGCCAGACCGCCCGCGAATTGGACTTGTCCCCAGGCTTAGCCTCGCTCTTGGCTGCTTTCACGACGCCGGCAGGCGTTCCATCGTCCACATTTCGTGCCCGCAGTTCCGGCACCTCCGTTTGCGACGGCGGCCACCGAAGCGATCCCGCGTGTAGATAACCCGCAGGTCCCTGCACCCGCATTTCTTGCAGATCAATCCGCGCTCATCGCGGTCGCCGGAAAGCTCACTTAGCTTCAGTGGTGTTCTCTCGTCGTTCATCACGACCTCCGTATCAAAGAGGACAGCTTGAGGGGTTTGCGTTCATCGGCAAGGGGCTTCATTCCCGGAAGATTTACGCCCAGCATGGACGCGGCGCAGGCGTTGCCCACCAGGCAGTCGAACCAATGGTTGTCCGGCTTGGACGGCTTGGGCCGCCACTCGTGGACCGTCCGGCCCTGGCCCGCGGTGACGACGTAGGTTTCCGCGTCGGCGACGTGCTCGGCAAAGAGCCGATGCTGTTCGGGCTTCTTCCCGAACAGCGTCATCGCCCCTGGGTCGCCCGCGGTGGTCGCGAGCCGGGCGTGGACGAAACTCTTCCATGAGTTCGCGTCGAAGGCGATATGCCGGAACTCACTTGACCGCGAGACGTTTGGAATGTACCAGTTGAAGCCGTAGCGCTCACCGGGCCGGCGCGTGTAGGCCGCCATTGGTTTGTTGCCTGCCTTGAGGCCCATGCCCTTCGACAGCAGCACCGCTGGCCCCACCTTGATCGCCACGGCGTTGCATACCGCCGGCAGATAGCCAGAGTCAATCAGTAGCCGCTCGATCTGGAGCGCCGCGCCGTCCGTTCGCGTCCACGTCCGGGCCAGTAAATCCGTGGCCAGCTTCTCCACGCCGGCCTGGATAGCGCCCTCGCGGCCTGCCCCACGGAACGACGCGGCGAGCGTGTGCGTGGCGTCCCGCAGGGTGAAGTACGACCGCTTCTGGTCGGGGAAAGTTCCGTAGTCGATGATGTAGCCGGTGAAGTCTTCCTCCCATGCGCAGACGCACCAAAACAAGAGCTTGTCATGCACATCGATAAAGGCCGTAACGCGGGTTGCCGCCTGCGGCACTTCGCCGCGAGGGCGCCCGTTGGTTTTTCCGGCCACGTCGTCGGCGATGAGGCGGTCTTCCTCGAATTGCTCCGATACCGGCTCGTTCTGGTATTCCGCGGCGAAGGCCTCCTCGTCCCGGAGCCTCAAGTTCATGGCGTGCTGCACTGCGGATACCTCCGTCTTGGGGTCGAACCGTTCCGGCCAGGCGACGACGGCCCCGGCGTCCATTGCCTCGCGGCGGGCCGCGTAGAACTCTGTGGCGGGCGCCAGGCCCTTGCCCGTCCGCAACCCCTCGGCGCGGAAGCGGGCATATTCGTCCCAGAGCTTTTCGTTAACGGGGAAGGCATAGACGAGCTTGGTGCATTCGCCTTGCCACTCGGGATTCTTCTGCCGGTCAAGGATTTGGTCGGCCAGGTCGCCGGCGTATATCTTTGTGCATGTCAGCACCGCCGCGATGGACTCCCCCGGCCCGGCCATGCACAGCACGTCGCCAGTGAGAAGCTGGAGCCGGTAGCGGGTCTGGGAGGGCGAGCGGGCCGACTGGCGGGTCTGGGGGTCGTCAAGAAGGACTAGCGACGGGCGCAAGGTCCGACCGTCCATCGTGGTGTGCTGCTGGCCGCGCATGTTGGAATCCAGGCTGGTCACGGCGATGATCGCCCCGGATGACTCGGAGCCCTCGACGGTCGGGAACACCAGCTTGTCCGTCGCCCAGGTGCAGTAAGTGGCTTTGCCGTCGATGTGCTGGCCGATCTGCCGGCGGGCGTTGTTCTGGAGCTTCCGCAAGGGGTGAACCGCCTTGGGGAAGTCGGCCAGCAGGAGCGGGTTTTCCAGAATGGCCTTGCGGATGGGGGTCAGCAGTTCAATCGCCCGGTCCTGGGAACCGCCGATCAGACACACGAACGGCCGGTAGCCGCCCAGGACCGCCCACAGAGCCGACAGCCGGGCCAAGGTCGTCTTGCCCGAGCCTCGCGGCATGGCGAAGGCGAACAGGCCGCCCTCCTTCACCGCCCGCTCGATCTTGTCGATGACGCGAAGGTGGTCCTCCGACCACGCGCGGCTGCACGCCGCGGCGAAGTACGTTTCGCAGAAGAAACGGAAGCTCGCTACGGCCCGCTCCCGGCGGATCGGATCGACAACATCGGGCACGGGCGCCACGTTCTGGCTTCGCCAGGTGTCCGTGTTCTTGCGGGCAAGGTCCGCGGCGCGGCCGTTGATCCGTGCCTTGGCCGGCCGTTCGACTTCGCGGACCAGCCAGCGGAGATAGTCCAGCAACCGGATGTTCCGCCCGTCATGCCAGCGCCGGCCGGAGCGGTTCATCTGCGAATTGAGTCGCCCGCGCGTGATGCACTCGCCCATGCCCGTCGAATTGAGAAGCTGGACGAGTTCGTTCCGGCTCAGCTTGTTGGGGTCAAGCGCCATTGGCCTTCTTTCGCTCCTCCTGCCGGTTGAGCCAGGCCCCGTAGACGATCAAGTCAACCTTGCCGCCCACCAGCGGCAGGCCACGGCGGATCTGTTCGCGGACGGTCTTGGCCTGCACCTTCAGCAGCTTCGCCGCGGCCGTGACCGACAGGGACCGGATGTCCAGTTCCTCGCTCAAGCGCCCTCACTTCCCGGCCATGGCTTGCCGGCCCGTTCACGCGCCACGGTGTCCATGCCCTTCAGTTTGTCGGTTGCCGTGTAGCTGGTGAGATACCGCGTCGGCAGTGTGTCCCAGGTGTACGCGCCGAACAGGCGGGCGACATCGACGTGCCGCTCCAGCATGGCCGCCCTATGCGACATCGACGCGCCGCGGAATTTTGCAGACGTGGCAATGCTGGCGATTACCTCGGAGTCATCTTCCACGCCGCGAAGCACCAAGGCGTCCATAATGACCGTCGGCAGGCTCTCGGTGCCGCGGCTCTCTGCCGCCCAGAACCGATTGCCGCGATAGAAAATGCCCTTGTACTCGCGATGCTTGCCCTGGCTGAGTACCTTGACGATCCGGCCGCGGTAGTTGGTCGGATTCATCGGCCAGCACGCGCAGGGCGTCGCCGGCATGGGGCGGAACGGCGTGGAGTGGACCTCGATGCCCCATTGGGGATCGATCTTCGTCCAGCCTTCATCCCCGACGGTAATGTCTTCAAGGAACTCGAACCAGTCGGCCTCGGTTTCCGTGGGGTAGCCGACGATGTTGTATATCTTCATGTGGTTCGGCGCTACCTTCGCCGCCGCCAGGCCCCGGAAGAAGCCCCGGAGCATGTCGCGTGTGATCGGCTTGTTCACCATCCGCCGCAACCGCTCCGAGAACCCATCGAGGCCCACGATCCGCAGCTTGGGCAGGCCCCACGTGTCCGGGTTGGCGAGGTCAAGCTCGAAGATGGTCTTCTCTGCCGATCCGCCCCAAAGGACATCGCCGGCGCCTGCTTCGTTTTGCAGGCCGCCGACGTGCCGCCTGTGCCAGGTGTACGCGCAGAACATGCACTTCCGCTGGCAGCCATAGGCCGATTCCTGCCATGTCTTGCCGTTGGCCAGCGGGACCGCGTGCGGATACAGGCCGTCGCCGGCGTCGATGGTGTACGCCTTGTTCACGTCGAAGTCGGCCGTGTGGATGACGGAGGGGTGCTCGTATCGTTCCCCGGCCAGCGCCGCCCGGACCACCGGCACGACGTACTCCTCCGACCGGCCCAGGCAGAAGGTATCGCACCATCGGAGGAACGGCCGGACGTTCAACAAGCCCGCGCCGCCGGCGATGATGGTCGGCTTGACGGTCTTGGGCCAGCCCAGCCGCTCGCCGACGAAGGGATACCAGTCGCAGCCGGACGTGATGGACACCAGCACGACCTTGTACCGCCCGGCCGTGGCGGATGAGCAGTAGTCCACCTCGATCCCGGCTTGACGCAAAGCATGGCAGATCATTTCCAGGCCGGGCCAGGCGCGGACGTTGTAGCTTTCGACCGTGTAGGCGGGCTTGGCGTACTTGGATTGGACGTAGACGGCGACTTCGACGCTCATGGTTTCACTCCAGGGGGAATTCGTGCCCGCACTTGGGGCAGCGGATGGTTTCGGCAATCACCGCGACAACAGTTTCGGCACTGAACCACTTGTAGGTATTCAGTTTCTCGGTTAGTATTAACTACATGGTGGGGTTTCTTTTCGCGAGTAGTTGGTTTCGGAAAGAAGCCTTGTGGATAGTTTGCACGATTCCTTGCAGCCAGGAGACCAGGTCATGAGCGGATTCAAACCAGTGCAGTATTACCTCGAAATCTACGAACCAGGCAGCGGCCATGATGTATTGGTTTCCTTTGATGGACAGACGCCTTTTGGAGCCATACACACTGGCGACATCCTTAACCCACGATGTTGGGAAGGCGCTAGCGATCTTGTGAAAGGGGCTCTCGAAGTGGTCCGAATTGAGCACATGGTTTGGGATGTCAAGAGCCATATCGGGCACAAGACCTGCGTCTTCACGAAAGTAATACCGGATACGGCAGAATCCCGGATTCCAGCTATCTGACGGTTCTGTGTTGTGTGCTGACACGCTCCTCACGACTTCACTCCAAGGGGAATTCGTGCCCGCACTTGGGGCAGCGGATGGTTTCGGCGGTCTCTTCGGCGTCGCCCTCGCCGCCTTCAAGGTTGGTGTCGAACTCCTTGAGGTACTCGGCCAGTTCCTTGTCGGTGAAGCCCAGGAGCTTCAGATCAACACCGTTGCCCCGAAGCTCGCCGAGTTCGATGGGCAGGAGGTCCACGTCCCACTCGGCCGCCTCGTTCGTCCGGTTGTCGGCGATGCGGTAGGCCCGCGCCTGCTGGGGCGTCAGGTCCGCGGCAACGTGAACGGGCACGGTCTTGAGGCCCAGCTTGAGCGCCGCCTTGTACCGCGTGTGGCCGACGACAATCACGCCGTCCTTGTCCACAACGATCGGCTGCCGCCAACCGTATTCGCTGATGGACTTCGCCACGGCGTCCACCGCCTTGTCGTTGCGGCGGGGGTTCTTGTCATAGGGCTTTACACGGTCGATTTCCCACTGCTCGATATTCATGGCTTACGCCTCCTTGCCTTGTGTGTGCGCCGTCGAACGAAACAAACCCGCCGCGGAACCGTCCCCGTCACGGTCGCAGGCCTGCACGTCGCCGGTAGTACCTTTTGGCCTTGCTGGATTGATGGCCAGATGATAGTGGCACGGACGGTTTGCGGGGTTAGCGGGGTTATGCGGGGTTATTTCCAGCCCGTTCAACATCTCGCGTGTGCGCGCGCGTATACGTGTAGCATTGACGAAATATCCCCGCCTTACCCGCAAATCGTTGTAAGTCGTTGTCATTGCTCGCCTCCGTCTGCGGGGTTAGCTGCGGGGTTGTGCGGGGATAGCGGGGTTGCGCCCCCCGGAATCGACCCATTTTGAGGGCTCAATCGCCATGTGCGCACCTTGCGATGCGCGTCCGTGCCCGCGTCGCACAGCTTGCGCCCATCGAAGAGGCGCCCCGTCAGGCGGGATAGGTTATGGCCAAGAGAACGCTTCAGCGCACCATCCCCCTTGTCCAGATTGACCAGCAGGGTATCAGGCAAGGGAATGTCGCTGTGCATCTTGTCCTCAAGAATGCGCTGGGCGATATCATCCGCCGTCTTCGTACGCTCGGCGAACAAGTTCCACCAGGCGGCAAAGAACGCCTGCCATTGGAGCGTGTCTTCGTCCTGGATGGCCCGCACATCGTCGAGGTTGGCCAGGAATCCCTTGATGCCCGCGTGCGCCAGCACGCTGCCGATGGTGTCTGCCCACTCTTGGAAGCTGCCGAAGGCTGGCACATTGGCCTTGGGCTTGCCCGCGGCATACCAGGCGCGGATCAGGGTGAAGGCGGCGGCCAGGAGACGGCCACGGTTGGTCACCGCGTATTCCTCGATGTCGGGGTGCTTGAATTTAGTTCGCGTCCATGGCTTTTCCGTGTTGGCGTCCATGCGGATGGTGTAACAGCGCCGGGGCATATCGCCGGCGACTCGGAGGTTGTTGCCGGTGGCGACCCATACCGACCGGGCGGGTAACTGTACACTTTCTGTCTTGCCCAGGATGCGGTCGGACCATATGTGCGTCGTCAACATTGCCGCTAGGGGCGGGGCGTCGATGGTGCTGTTGTCGGGCACGTTGTCCAACAGCACCAACGGCATACCCTTCAACAACACCGATGTGATCTTCTTCCGCCACTCGTCGGCATTCTGCTTGTCGGGAATCGACTCCCCACAAACGAGGCCGATGGCGACTATGCCCAAGACCGTCACCATCAACGTCTTGCCGGTGCCCTGCAACGGCGCGTCCACGATGGCCAAGGGCACATGCCCGGAGATAACCGAGCGCATGAGGATCGTCAGCAGGATAGCTATGGCATTGGGGATGCCGGCGGCGTCCGCGAACGGAAACTCCACTATCAGGTCGATAAGGGCACCCTTGGCTACCTTCACTTCATCGACGGAGGGGTTGTTAGGAATCGGCGGAACGACCAGTCCGAGGTCGGGCCAATAATAGAGTTGCGACTCAGCATCATATCCAGGTTTCGTGCAGATCGTGCCGTCGCGGCGCAGGATCGGCGAGCGAGCCACGCCAATCAGCGGCGGGAAGTGCCACGCTCCCTGGGCCAGGATATTCTCGCACAGGGCCAAGGGCGGATTCGTGCCGACCAGATTGTCCTTCTTGCCGATGCTGAAGAACACGGACACGACGGTGAGCCGCGCCCGCAATTTCGCCTTATCGACCTGCTCGATTGCGGGCTGGCCCTTTTCGTCCGGGGTCACGCGGCTCAACGCCCCGGAGCGTACGAAAATGATGGGCGGGACGTTCGCGCGTCGAAGGGCGTTTATTCCCGCGGCCGTCAGGTCGCTAAGTTGGATATTATCGATGATAATCTGCGGCAGGTTCCCGTTTGCCGGCACGGAGGGTAATGCTGGGCCGACTGGCGGCTTGCGGTCTTTCTTCCGCGGCTGGTACTGTTCGGTCACGAGTTCCAGCGCCTTGCGGATCGTCTCCTGGCCATAGGTGTTCTCGCCGCGCTGTTCGTCCCATTTGTCCCGTTTCAGGCCCGACCGCCGAAAGATGCGGTCAAGCTGGGCCGCGTCCTTGGTGTAGAACGCCAACATGAAGACCAGGGACGAGTCGGCTTCGCTGGCCGAAGTGAAGCGGTTCTCCCATTGCCCAGCCCACAGCGCCGTGAACTTCGCGCCGAGCTTGCGGCTGGAACAGGCCAATCTGATAATTTCGTCATCGCTGATCGCTGGCGCCTGGCCTGTCGGCGGCGGAGGTTGCGACTTGCTGGCGGGCTTGGAATCGCCGAAGACGGTAGCGTATATCTCTTCAAGTTGTGCCTGGCGTTCCTCGACAGCGGCGCTGAGTCCGTCCATCCGTTGCGTCGTTACGGTGAAAAATCGGCCAGAGTCGTATATCTCAACCTCGCCGTCCTGATATGCCGTTCGGCAGCGGTCGCCCGGTTTGGATGCACGGATGAAAACCTTAACCCCTGTGCCGGACGGTGAAATCTCCGTGTAGGAATTCAATTGGTCTACAAACTGTCGAGCCCACGGCTTGAGTAGCCCCGTTGTCGGGTCGATGCTCTTGTCTAAGTCCACGCCGCAGTCGCCGCCGCCGGCGGCAAACACGAAGCCGATTCCGTCCAGATCGTCAGACTGCTGGAATGTCGCCAACGCCTCCTCAAACGTCGTCCATGTCGCCGGGTCCGTGCTGCTGGCCCGGTTGCCGGTCTTGGGGTCGATAGGAACCTTGTCCAGTTTGGGCTTGCCGTGATTCTCGTACCGCCAGCAGACCCATCGGGGCAGTTGCTTGAGACATACCGGGATGTTCTCGGCATGAATCTTGTTCTTATCCCGGCCCTCTTGAGGATGGCATGTTGCCGAAGGAGTCGGTTTGTGCGGGGTGCTGGTCATCGCTTGGCCTCCTTGGCCGAGTTGACCAGCGTGAGAATTGTGGCGCGAATGTGTTGGGGGAGTGTGGCCCATGCGCTCGCAACTTGGGCCAAATCAGCGTCGGCTAACGGAGGTTCGTCATCACCTTCGCCTTCTTGTGCGCCTTCTTGTGCGCCTTCGTGCGCAAGTGTAGAATCCGCCAACGTCGGCGCTGGATTCAAAATCCTGAGTCCTTCAGTGGGCGTGTGGGTTCGACTCCCACCTTCGGCAGTAGTCATCGTTGGAAGCAGGTCACAAACGTAGTCATTTCTCGGAGTGTTTGAGCGTTTTCGTCGATAGTGCCGTCCGTCGAGTTATGGACATTCCTGGCTGCCTTGGGGATAATGGGCGAAGCATCGTTGGCGGAATGAGGCGACCATGAGACTGACCTTCGTGCAGGCGTGCGTGTTGCTCCTGGCTCTGAGCGGATGGACGACCGGCTGTGCATCCGTTTCGTCCGGGCTGGTGGCTAACCCCACGTACCAGGCTTGGGCGAGCTTTGAACCGGGGGCGAGCGTTACCTTCCAGGGCACCCGCAAGGTCGGCCAGGACCGGCAGAAGGTTCTGTTCATCCAGCGATTGTTGGAGGTCGACCCCCGGCAGGTTGTCCTGGAACGATCCGTGGAGATTCAGGACGGCAAAGGCCACCCGCCGGAACTCATCCGCAAAGTCGAGCCGGCCAGGATCGAACCGGCGGACAATCCTCGAACCAACCCCCAGGCCCGAGTGAAGGACTTGGATGACGACACCTTCCAAGTGAAAGGCGGGACTTTCCGGTGCAAGGGGAAGGAGGTGGCCGTCCACGCCGAGTTTGGCGGGCCGCTGCCCACGTCGGAGGACGTTCTGCTCCAGACGTGGGTTCATCCGGATATCCCCGGCGGGACCGTCAAGATATTTCTCATCCGAAAGAGCGCCACACATGATCTGGAGGTCGCCGCCCAGGCGATAGATTTTCAAGCCTCGCGGAGGAAAACCCCGTGA